GAAAGAATACAAACAGCAGTTAGAAAAGATTTTAAAACTGGAATAAGATTTGTTGAATGGTTAGGATTTGAAAGAGAAGGTTTGATGAAAAAATGGGGATTTGATAGCTCAGACCAATATATGTATGCGAGGTTATTGTAATGGCATTTGCAGCACCAGCATTACCTTTTATTTCAGCAGGAACAGCAATAGTAGCTGGTAGACAAGCAAGTGCAATCGGAAAATATAATCAATCAATACAAAATCGTAATGCTGAAGTTCTTGAACAAGAAGGTGAATTAATTGAAAAACAAAAAGAATTTGATATTGCTAGATTTGATCAACAATTTTCAACACTTCAAGGTCAAACAAGAACAAACGTATTATTTTCTGGTGCAGAACTTTCTGGTTCTGGATTAAGAATACTAAGACAAAATGCTGAACAAGCTGAAATAGAAAAAGATATTATAGATTATAATGCTAAAATTGGAAAAAGAAGAAAAGATGAAGAAGCAAACTTTGCTCGTATGTCTGGTTCACTTGCTAGACAACAGGCTAAAGCAAAAGAAATTGGTTATTATGCTCAAGCAGGAACAAGTTTACTTAAAGGATTTGGATAATCATGCCAAAGATACCTACATTTACAGCAAGGGGTAGACCTACAACAGATACAGCATCAGTTAGAACTGGCATACAAGTATCACCAACTGCCACTGTAGGTGCTGCATTACTTCCTGCTGCAGAAGCTATTACTAATTACTCTATTAAAAAAAGAAATAGTGAAGAAAAATTAATAGCATCTAAAGCAATTTTAGAATTACAATCTGAATCAGATAAAATTATACAATCACAAAAAGAAAATATTGTTGAAGAAGATGCTGTTAATAATTGGAAACAAACATTTACGCCTTTGGTAAAACAAAAAATATCTTCTATAAAAAATAGAAGGGTAAAAAATTTAATTGAAACTGGAATTGATTTACAAAATGCAGAAAGTATTTATGAGTTAAAAAAAAATAGTTTTACAGCATTGCAGAATGAAAGTTTGGTAAATGTAAATAATAAAATTACTTCTAATATTGGAAAATATGCAACTTCTGATAATGCAATAATGAAGGTAAAATACAAAACAATTACTAAAGAAATAATAAGAGATTATGCTGAAGAATTTAATTTACCTAAAAATGTATTAGATCAAAAATTAAAAGCTGCTGATAGAGATTTTTTATTATCAGATATAAATCAGTTTGCAGGTTTAGTTAATGGAGCTGAACAAATTAATAATTTAGATATTAATTTAAAAGGAACTAATTTTTTAAATGATGAAGATTTTGGAGCTGGAGTTTATTCTGCTTATAATAATAAAATATCTGAACTTACAATAAAAGGTAATCCAGATTCTGATTATGATAGAGCATTAGAATTAGTAGATGAATTAAAAAATTTTAAAAGAAAAGCAAATGGTTATAAAGTTGATACAGGTAAATTTTCAGTACAAATAGATAATTTAGAACAAAAAGTATTAACTGAAAAAATATCACACGATCTTCTTGTTAGAAAACAAGGAGATAATAAATTATTTTATGATTATGCTAATAGTTTAAAAGGAGATTTATCTAAAAGTATTGCTGATCCTTTTGGACAACCAGAACTTACAGATAGATTAGCTGCAACAGAAATGGAAGAAGAATTTGATAAAAGAATTAAACAATATATTTTTGCAAATCCAGATGCTTCATTAGAAGAAAAAAGAGCTTATGCTAGATCAACTACTTATGTTTTACAAAATAGATATGAAGAAAATCAAATTTTAAAATTATCTGCATTTAATTTACAACAAAGTGATACAGAAATTGTTGATCAATATAATACTATTGTAAGTGATATAAGTAAATTAACAGAAGGTACACTAGATCAAGATACAATAGAATCTTATGAAAGTTTAGCAAGAGCAAATGGTTATCAAGATATTCAATCTTTTATGAATGATTATTTACCATTGTTAAAATCTCAACTTCCACAAGGACAATAATGGCTAATGAATTTTCTCCAGAAGTTTTAAATTTATTACAAACCTACAATAAAGAAACTGTAAAAATAGAACCAGTTAATTCTGGTTTGGTAAAAAATCCAGATCAAGAAGATGCAAATTGGTGGAATATTGCACAAGATATGGCTTTATCTGCACCTCAAGGTGTTGTTAATGCGATAGAAGAGCAAGGTGATTTTTTAGATGAAAATATAGTTTCATTGGGTGGATTAGAGTTTGGAGATCAAGATGGTAAACTTACATTTAAAGATTTTATTCCAAAATATATTTCTCGTTCTAAATGGAATTCAGAAGAATATTCTAAAAAAAGACAACTACCAATTTTTCATAAACCAGAAACTTTAGCAGGAAATATGACAGAAGGAGTTTCAAGATTCCTTACTGGTTTTGCAGGACCAGCTAAATTTTTAAAAGGTGCAGGTCTAGCAGGAACTTCTACTAAAGCATTATCAAGAGGATTAATTTCAGGTGCTGTTGCTGATCTTACTGTGTTTGATCCTAATGAAGGTAGATTATCAGATATGTTAGTAGAGTTTGATTCACCTGTATTAAATAATGCAGTTACTCAATATTTAGCTACAGATAAAGAAGATGGTGAATTTGAAGGTAGATTAAAAAATGTTCTTGAAGGAATGGCTCTTGGTGGAATTGGTGAATCTATATTTTTAGGAATTAAAGCATTTAAAAAAATGAAAAAAACAAAAGACTTAAATAAAAAAGCACAAATACAAAAAAAAGCAGATGAAGTTATTAAAGATGCACAAAATGAAAAAAAAACAAAAAGATTAAGAAAATTTGCTTTAGAAGATAATAATGCAATTAATACTAAAGAAGCATTAAAAATAATTACTAAATCAAAAGAAACTGCTAAAAAAGATTCAGAACTTTGGATAAAAAAAATATTAAATACCAAATCATTTACAAGTGGTGAACAAGTGTTAAGAACTATTGATAATGTTGTTGATAATGGATTTGATGATTTAACAAAAGAGTTTTTAGAAAATGATGTATTAGCAAATGATGTTGCTTTAGAACTTGCAGAAATTGCAGGTAGAGATCAGAAAGAAGTATTAAAAGCAATTACAAAAGAAGGCGTTAGATCAAAAGATGGAACAGTTAGAATGTTAACTAACAAAATGTTTTTACAACAATTAGGTCAAGATTATATTGATACATCCGCAAAGTATTTAGACAAGTTTGGTGATAATGTAGATAAATGGTCTAAAGAAGCAAAAGAAGAAATGGGAATAAGAGGACAAGTTATACAAGAAGTAACTTATGCTTTAAAAAATCAAATTAGAGATGCTGCTAGAACTACTCAAGCAGGTAGAATAAAAGTTACAAGATCTGGTGGTAAAATTTTAGAGGTAGAAGAAATAGCTAACAATATTAAAAACTTTAGTGCTAATCCTGCTGTACTTGCTAAAAAAATTAAAGACATGAAACCTAAAGATGCTATTAATGAAATAGCAAAAACAAAATCTCAAAAATATATTGAAGTATTTAATTCACTTTACATAAATTCATTACTATCTGGAACTTATACTCATGCGGTAAACTTTTTATCAAACTCTTATGAACTACTATTAAGACCTATGGAGCAAATAGTTGGAGGAGCAGTTAGAGCTGATTTAAGAGCTATGAGAACTGGAGCTTCTCAATATTTTGGAATGATGTTTAATATAGGAGAAACTTTTAATGCTGTTAGAGTTGCTTTTAAACAAGGTGATGCAGTTCTTGATCCTCTTGCTAGAACTCAAGATAATTTAAGAATTGTTAATGGAAAAGCAGTAAGACCTATTAGTGCTTCTAATCTTGGTTTTAGTGGTAAGTTTGGTAATTTTATAGATGGTGTTGGTTTAATTTCTGAATTACCAACGAGATTATTAATGAGTTCAGATGAATTGTTTAAACAATTAAATTATAGAGGAAGATTGTATGGAAGAGCATTAGAAAATACTTTAGAATTAGGTTTAGATATATCTTCAAAAGAAGGTAAAGCAAATATAGATAGAATATTTAAAGAAGGTTTTGATAAAAATGGAAAAGCAAATGTTGTAGATAATCCTATAGCAGCAGAAGCATTACAACAATCAAGAATTTCAACATTTACAAATACATTGGAAGATGGAAGATTGTTAAACATAGGTGGAGCTTGGCAAAAATTTTTACAAAAAACTCCATATTTAAGATTTCTTACACCTTTTGTTAGAACACCAACAAACCTTTGGAGACAATTTGAAACTCGTATTCCTGTTTATGGAGCATTTACAAAACCAATGAGAGATTTATGGAAAACAGGAGATAGAAGAGCAAGAGCAGAAGTTTTAGGTAGACAAGTATTTGGTATATCTGCTGCCTTGTATGCTTGGCATTTAACTCAATCTTCAGTAAAAGATAAAAATGGAGATGTATATCCTAAAATAACAGGTAATGGTCCTAAAGATTTTAATATAAAAAAAACATGGTTAAATAATGGATGGCAACCATACTCTATTGCACAAGAAAATGAAGATGGAACTATAACTTATAAACAATATAACAGAATGGATCCTCGTTTTTATGTATTTGGTATTGCAGCAGACATGAAAGAGAATCATGCAAATATAGATGATGATGTTAAAGGAAGTATGTTTTCAGTTATGGCTTTATCAGCAATGAAATCTGCTATTAATAAATCTTATGTTAGAGGTTTATCTGATGCTTTTGATCTTACACAAAGAACAACACCAAAAAAATTTGAACAATATGTTGGTAAACAATTTGCAAACGCAATTCCTTATCAAGCATTAGTAGGTCAAGGTATTCCTGGTATAACAGAATATGATACTGATATGTTGGAAGCTAGAAGTTTTGTTGATCAATTAATTAAAAAAGCACCATTTATAACTAAGACAGATTATTTAGAACCTAGAAGAGATATATTAACAGGAGAACCTATTGTTAGAAATCCTAATTCTATTTATTTTAATCCAGAAGGTGTAATATCTTTTTTAAGTTTTACTCAAGGACCTATTTTAGTAGGTAAAGAATCTCAATTAAAAGATGATCCTGTAGTTTTAGAGATAGCAAGATTAAAAGTAGCTTTATCTGAACCAAGAAAAGTTGTAGAAAAAAAAATAGAATTACTTGATTATAAAATTGATGGTCAATCAGCTTATGGATATTGGACAGAAAGAATTGGAAAAACTAAAGTTAGAGGGTTAACTTTAAAAGAAAAATTAGAAAGAACATTTAAGTCTTTATCTTATAAAAGGAGACAAGAAGGTAATGTTGATTTTGATGGTGGTAAACAAAAAACTATACAAAAAATATTTGAAGTGTATAAAAGAGAAGCATTTGGTGAAGTTATTGAAAAATATGAACAGTTAGGTAAAGATATACAAAATGTTAAGAAAGAAAAATATGGATTTTTGCAACCAATGAGACTAGGAGATGTTAAGGAACAACCAAAAGAATTGTTGCCTAGCCAATAAAATATATATATAGAGAGAGTAATATGACAGTATCTTCAACTACAGTAAAGAATTCCTACTCTGGTAATGGGAGTACAACCCAATTTGCATATGGGTATAAAATATTTGCAGACTCAGACTTAATCGTAATTATTAGAGTTAATAGTACAGGAACCGAAACTGTTAAAACTTTAACTACACACTATACAGTAGCTGGTGCAGGAGATGCTAGTGGAGGTTCAATAACTTTCACATCTGGTAATACTCCAGCGTCTGGTGAAACAGTTGTAATAATTAGAGAAGTTCCGCAAACTCAAGCGATAGATTATATCGCTAATGATCCA